CCTGTTGGATGCTAGATGCTTGTGGCGCTGAAACGAAGAGGAAAGGAACCCATGCTAAAAGCAAGAGTGCTTTAGTCATAGGATGAACGGTAGAGGATTATTATACCTCTAATCAACTTATATAGGAAGTTTTGTGTGTATTTCCTGATACAATTTTTTACCTCTCAATATAACTTAATGTATGATTGGTAGCATAAAGTTGTTGGATAATTATATCGCATCCAATTTTAGGATTACAATCTCCACAAGTATAAACATCCACTGCTGCTTTACCTTCTTCAGGCCATGTATGAATACTAATATGACTTTCTGAAAGTAAACAAATTACAGTAACTCCCTGTGGTTCAAACTTTTTTGAAATTGTTTGAACCACAGTAGCACCACTTGCAACTGCTGCATTTTCGAGTAAGTCTATAAGACAACGCTCGTCGTCCAAAAGGACAAACGAGCATCCATACAAGTTAAGTAGATAATGCTTTCCCATTTTGACGTTAGTTTTCTTCCGCTTCTTTTATTAATGAACTTATAATATCTTCCGTACCATCCATCGTTTTAATAGTAAACAAAGATGACCTTTGATATTTTTTAATTTTTTTATATTTTTTAAGAAGTTTATTTAGTTCTTCTTTATAAATTGCTACTTCAATTTTTTCTTCACTAAAACCTTCACTCATTTTCTTTTTTTCTTCTCGGGTTGTTTATATCCCCAAAGCTTTGGATTTGTTCTACCATATCCAAAATCAATCTTTTTAACAGCACCTGGACCATACTTGTCATAGTACATATCAAAAAGATTTACTCGTTTGGGACAACGAGTTAAATCAATATGTTCTTCACCATCAACAACATACCAAATCAAGTATGCATCGTTGGGAAGTGAAGAATCTTTTGCTTTTTCTACAGTAGTTTTTTCAAAAAGAATTTCACATCCATACTCATGAGGCAGAACTTTATTAATCTTGCTTTTATTTTCTGCCATTTTCTTTTTCGCTCCTACTGCTATACTCATGAACGACCACCCCACTGAACATCGGGGTATGCTTCTTTTACATTTTCAAGAGTTATTTTGTATTTAGTTTGCAGTTTTTTATCTTTTGTAAGGATCAATAATTCTGCTTCTTTTGGATGAAGTCCCTGAAGTAAATTGATAAACATCATCTCTCTACGAATTGTAGATAGACTGTTGTTTCCACCTTTTACATAGTGATATAAATTTTGATACTCTCTGCGAAGAGAGGTTCTGCCGCGAGCATTAAGATCCTGTCCAGTGGCAGATTCACCACCAGAAGCTTCTCTCATCAAATTCTCAGAAAGAGTTCCAGAATAAACAGATTGCTCATCCGCATTTGCATAAGGAACATCACCTTCAGGAAGAAGAGAAACTACAGACTCATCAAAGTTCCAAATAAAAATAGTTTTTAAAGAATCATGTTCATAAGTTTTTAAAACTTCAATCTTCTTTGCATTCGATCTCTGCTTTGAAGCAAGTTCCAAAATTTCAAATACAAAAGGATTTGGCGGAAGAACTTCGATATTTTCTTCAGTCTTCTTCCTCGTCTTCGTCGGTGTAGTCATAATCGTAATCGTTTTCAAATCGTACAGATACTATTTCGTCAGGTATTACCTGCCCATTTTCATCAAAAAACTCTGGATGCAAATATGGAGGTTTTGATTCCAATAAATGTCTATAAGTTAACCAACCTATTATACCTCCTACCATAAAAAAGAGCAATGTGAACATCGTGACGAATGTTATTACATATGCTGTTTCCATTTTTCTTCTCCAGAGAGTTTATTTTTTCCTAATATCAAAATGAAATTCTATAAAGAAATGAAACTCCCTACGGAATAGAGAAATCATTTTACCAAACTTCACTTGAAAAGTTTTTGGTTCTGGTAATTTTTTCCTCCTATTCCTAAGTAATAATTCAATTCCCCGATTAATTTCGGGTTCTGATTTATTTAGTTTGCTTCTTTCGTCTTCCTGGTCTCTTATCATGATTATATCTCCAGGCATCCTCAAGAATACCATGCAGGTAATTTCTTATTTTTCTTGCTTGTGGTTTGGGAATGTGACCATATCCTTCACGAAGTTGTTTATGAATTTCATCAGATCCACCCTCAAGATAATCGTCCAAATCCATCACAAGATTACTTAACTCGTGTGCTGTATTGCTTTCAATAAACTGTTCAACTTCTACTTTTTTAGTTCCACGAACTTTTAAATAATCATAAAAACTCAAAACAAATTGTCCATTAAAAGCATAATCAATTGCTTTTTCCACATCGTTACAAACTTCGTAAAAATTATTATCCATTAAACTAGTTTTTGCTCCTGAAGGTATTGAACAGTATCAGAACAACCACCAATGTGTTGATCATTAACAATCACTTGGGGAAAGGTAGATCCATTCCCAAATTCCGCATAGAATTCTTCTCGCGTAAAATCGCTATTCAATTTATAAACTACATGCTGTAGTTGCGCCAACTCTAGCACTTGTTGAACTTTTGTGCAATATGGGCAACCATCTTTTGAATAAACTGTAAACTTCATAATTGTTATAAAACTGAAAGTTATTTAGCGTTAACTGGAATTCCTTGTCCTTCAGGTAACCATACTTGTTGTTGAAGTTCCACATAAGGTAGTTCTTCTTTTGCTGCAGGTAAACCCAATTGACCAGGAAGCTGTTTATCTGTGGTTGATGTTACTGTAATAACTTGATCTAAAATAAACTTTTGTTTGCGATAACTTCTTTTATCCTTATCAAATCCAACTAACATCAATGCATCTTTTTCTTCTCCACAGTGAGCAATTACTCTACCTGTGGTTTTGTCAGTGACCACCCAATAATCATACATTCTTTTCTTGTGCTTTTGATTGATTATAAGTCTTTGCTGTCGGTCTGTAAAGTCCTGGCCATGTATCTCTAATGATTTCTGCGAGTTTGTATGGTGTTGTGGAAGTTATCATAAGTCTTGCATAACAGATAATATAAACATTATGATTCCAAAGAGTTGGAATAGTATGAGAATAAGAAGCATAAAAAAAGGAGTTCAGAGAACTCCTTGTATTTATTTTTAGAGTGCGTTTCCTCGCGGCAGAACCTCTTCTGGGAACACAAAGTTCTCATGAGGTTGATCGACTGGTGCCATCCAAGCGCGAAGACCTTCATTTAAAAGAATATTCTTTGTATAGAAGGTTTCGAACTCAGGATCTTCTGCTGCTCTAACTTCCTGACTAACAAAGTCGTAAGCACGAAGATTGAGAGCAAGACCGATAATCCCGATAGAAGATGTCCAGAGACCCATGACGGGAACAAAGAGCATAAAGAAATGTAGCCAACGCTTATTGCTAAAAGCAATGCCGAAGATTTGAGACCAAAATCTGTTCGCAGTGACCATACTATAAGTCTCTTCCTCTTGCGTGGGTTCAAAAGCTTTAAAAGTGTTTGCTTGATCGCCATCTTCAAAAAGCGTGTTTTCTACGGTAGCACCATGAATTGCACAAAGTAGTGCTCCGCCTAGAATACCAGCAACTCCCATCATATGGAAGGGGTTGAGGGTCCAGTTGTGGAAACCCTGAAGGAACAACAGAAACCTGAAGATAGCAGCAACACCAAATGAAGGTGCGAAGAACCAACTGGATTGTCCCAGAGGGTACATCAGGAACACGCTGACGAACACAGCAATAGGACCAGAGAAAGCAATAGCATTGTACGGACGAATACCTACCAGACGAGCAATCTCAAACTGGCGGAGCATAAATCCAATCAGGCTGAAAGCCCCGTGGAGCGCCACAAAAGTCCATAGTCCCCCAAGTTGGCACCACCTGACGAAATCCCCTTGAGACTCAGGACCCCAAAGTAGAAGAAGAGAATGACCCATAGCGTCAGCAGGGCTGCTGACTGCCGCTGTGAGAAAATTGCAGCCTTCAAGATAAGAAGACGCCAACCCGTGGGTATACCATCCTGTGACAAACGAAGTGCCAGTAAGCCAGCCACCAAGCGCAAGATAAGCAGTGGGAAAAAGTAGTAGTCCAGACCAACCCACAAATACAAAGCGATCTCGTTTAAGCCAGTCATCCAGGACATCGAACCAACCTCTCTGAGAAATGGGCGGTGAAAGAGTTGAAGAAGTCATAGCCTCCTATATCGTTTCTCATATTTATCTTAACATTGCTTAACAAAGAAGTCAATGAGTGTTTGTGCTCATCCCCAATAAATTACCGAAAGAGTGAATACGACAAACACAATGATTGTGAATCCCATCATACCTACACCTGCCCAGATAATCCAGGGTTCCATAGGATGATGTTGATTATTATGAGACATTGGTTTTATGCTTTTTAACATATTCTATCATATTCCTAATCAAATCAACATCCTCATTTACATATCCAATAGTTCTATTGCAGACATTACAGAGTAGACCTCTTACCTTACCAGTTTTATGGTTATGGTCAACATAGAAAACATCTACACCACCACCTCTACCAGATTTTCTACCTTTCGGGTCAGTAGAACCACAGACAGCACATTTATGTCCTTGTTTTTCTAGAAGATTATTATACTCTTCAATACCAATACCATAAACCCTTTTCAAGTTTTCATCTCTCTTTTTTATAGGGTCATAGTTTTCTTGTTGCTTTTTTACATAACATTTTTTACATTTACCATGATGTCCATAAGGAGTTCCATTCCTTACTGTCTGGTAAAATTCTGTAAGTGGTTTTAATTCGTTGCAAATTTTACAGGTTTTCATAGTCCTTTGATTAAGTTGTTAAAGTTATTATAGCATAACTTTAAGTATTTAGTCAAGTAGTCACAAAAAAAGACCTCTCGAAGGAGGTCTTAAAAACTATTGAGTTTTTATCAACCGATTGCAGGAGCAGTCAGAGCAACAGGAGTGTTCTGTGCAGTAGCAAGGTCCAGAGGGAAGTTATGAGCATTGCGCTCGTGCATTACCTCCATTCCCAGTCCAGCACGGTTAAGGACATCTGCCCAAGTATTGAGCACACGACCCTGACTATCCAGAATGCTCTGGTTAAAATTCAGACCGTTGAGATTAAAAGCCATCGTGCTTACACCAAGAGCAGTGAACCAGATGCCAACCACAGGCCAGGCAGCCAGGAAGAAGTGCAGCGAACGGGAGTTATTAA